AAGGTACTACCATTTATCAAGGCTGACTATTTTGATGTAAAAGAAGAAAGAATTGTATTTGAAGAAATACATAACTTTGTTGATAAGTATAGTAAAGTTCCAACTAAGATTTCCTTGGAGATTGAGGTTGAAAGTCGAAAAGACTTAACTGAAATAGAACATTCCAAAATTGTAGAAATCATTAAGACATTAGATAGTACTGATGTGGATTTTGATTGGTTAGTAGATACTACTGAAAAGTTCTGTAAAGATAAAGCAATCTACAATGCAGTAGTTGAAGGCATTTCTATTATTGATGGTAGAGACAAGAAAAGAGCTCCTGATGCAATTCCCGATATATTGCGAGATGCATTGGCTGTTTCTTTTGACAATGCTGTTGGTCACGATTATCTTGCAGATTCAGATACTAGATTCGAATACTATCACAGAATCGAAGAACGTGTGCCTTTTGACCTAGAGTTCTTTAACAAGATCACTAATGGTGGATTACCCAACAAAACTTTGAATATTGCACTTGCTGGTACAGGTGTTGGTAAATCTTTGTTCATGTGTCATATGGCTGCAAGTTCATTATCAGAGGGTAAAAACGTACTCTACATCACCTTAGAGATGGCTGAGGAACGCATTGCAGAACGTATTGATGCAAACCTAATGAATATTACTATGGACGATTTGCATGAACTACCAAAGAAGATGTTTGATGATAAGATTGCAAAAATCACAAAGAAAACATCTGGTTCTCTTATAGTCAAAGAATATCCTACTGCATCTGCTCATTCTGCACATTTTCGTGGATTGATTAAAGAACTTGCAATCAAGAAGTCTTTCAAACCAGATATCATATTTATTGATTATCTAAACATTTGTGCTTCAAGTCGTTTCAAAGGAGTTCAGAACGCTAACTCTTATACTATAGTTAAGTCTATTGCAGAAGAACTCAGAGGTCTGGCTGTAGAATGTGATGTGCCTATTATGTCTGCAACCCAAACAACAAGGTCTGGTTTTGCATCTACAGATGTAGACTTGACAGATACATCTGAATCGTTTGGACTTCCAGCAACTGCTGACTTTATGTTTGCTCTTATCAGTAATGAAGAACTAGATGCACTTAATCAAATTGTTGTAAAACAACTTAAAAATAGATACAATGATCCTACAATCAATAAAAGATTCGTATTAGGTATTGACAGAAGTCGAATGAGACTGTATGATGTAGACAATACACAACAGAATGATTTGGTTGATTCGGGTCAGTTTACTCCAAATTCACAAACTAAAGCTACTAATCAAGTTGTAGACAAATATGACGATTTTAAGTTTTAGTTCTTGACAAACATCAATTCTTCTGTTATATAAATAGTACAAAGTATATTTAAATGGAGCCATTGGTATGTCATTACGAAACTATGTTCGTCAAATTAGACCTATTCAAGAAAATTATATTACACCAGTAGTAAAGATTCAAAATTTTATATCAGAAGATATTGATTTGCCTGCTGATGTTTTAGATGGTTTTGAATATACACAAACAGACAAATCTGAAAAGGCTAGAGTTCAAATTAAAGTTTTGTCTGGTGATAGAGATACAGACAGAGATGAAATTCTTAGGCGTCTTCAAAATGCTGGTGTTACGTCTAGTACCACATCTACCAATTCATCAGTTGATCCTATTGATGGTACTTTTGATGGAAGAAACTTCAGAATAGATGTAAAACCTAAAACTGGTGGTATGGGCGAAAGCACTCTTAACTCCAGTATAACAGAATTATTTCCATGTATTGCTTTTGAGAAAAAATTAAATCCTAAAAATGTTGAGGATTTTATGGAAAAATTGATGAGAGTAAATCTATCTTCTTGCAAATGTATCATAAAATCAGATTTAGAAGCAGCAGAAAAAACTGTAAATGGTGCTGAAGGTTCTTCAAAGTATAGAGATAAAATGGAAAATGCATTAGGTATATTGCAATTTATTAATGACCAACATGAAGACAAATCAATAAAAGATGTTTATTGGGGATATCGTGGAAAACCAGCAGGAGTTCCTAAAGGACATCCTGGCGATATGTTTATTGAATACACAGATAATAAAATGTTAGGCGTCAGTCTAAAAGCTGGTGGTAAAAAAACCTCTGAACCTCAACTAAACACATATCACAGAACACTCTTTGTAAATAAAAGAGGCCCAAGTTTCAATGATAAATCTGGTAATGATGCATTGCGTAAGATTATTTACGACAAAGTATATTCAAAAATTAAAGGTATGCCTCCAATAAATAATTTTGATGGTGGTGTAAATGGTAGACACAAAGACAAAACAAAATCTGTTGCTGCAATTAATAAACTTTCTGTAAAAGATCAAAATAAATATTATGATGAGTATCTAGATTTAGCACGACAAGGTGTTATTGATAGAATGAATAAAAATGATAAACAGTCTATGCAGTGGATTAAAGATGCAATTCTAAGAGAAGCACCTGATGTACCAACAATAGTTATTAAAGCTATTGGTTCTAACTATGAAGAAGTTACAGATAGAGATGCTGTTGGTGTGTTTTTACCTCAAGTAAAATTTGTTAAAGCATATACAGGAAAAACAAAACAAAATTGGGTAGTAGAGTTAGTTTCTGGTGATGAGTCTGTTAAACTAGGCATGTCCATTCGCTCAAGTAGTGGTGGTAAACTTAAACAATGGAGTTTAAAAGTTACATACAATGGATTATTAAAATGATATCATTCACACAACTAGACGAAGACAAAGGTGGTAAGAACTTACACCTAGAACATCTGGAAGATGAAATCCTCAACTATGGGGTTGAAGGTGGTAGGGCTGCAATTAACTTCCTACGTTCACTTAGAGATATGCTTGCTGGTGCAAGTCGTTCTTCAATTAATATGACTGTCAAGTGGGATGGAGCTCCAGCAATATTTGCTGGTATAGATCCAGAAGACAATAAGTTTTTTGTTGCAAAGAAATCAGTATTTAATGTAAACCCAAAACTATACAAAACAACTAAGGAGATTGACGATGACCTCTCTGGGGCTCTTAATTCAAAGTTTAAAGTCGCTCTTGAAGAGTTTTCTAAACTTGGTATCAAGGGTGTATTACAAGGTGATCTTATGTTTACCGATGATGTGGAAACAGAAACTATCGAAGGTACTAAGTATTATACTTTTCAGCCTAACACTATTGTTTATGCTGTACCTATTGACAGCGTATTAGGAAAAGCAATTAATAAATCAAATGTTGGTATTGTTTGGCACACAACATATACTGGTAATGCACTACAAGACATGAAAGCATCATTTGGTGCAGACATCTCTAGTTTAAGAAAAGTGTCTAGTGTATGGATGGATGATGCTACTTACAAAGATGCATCTGGTAGTGCAACTATGACTGCAAACGAAACTGCAACAGTAACTAAAGCATTATCCAATACTGGTTCTACTTTCAAAAGAATCAACGCTGGAATGTTAAAGAAGTTTCTTAATCTACAGAATAGTATGACAGGTGCATTAGCTGGTGCATCACTCAAGACGTATAATAACAGTAAAGTTCGTGCTGGTGAAACTATTAAGAATCCTAAAGCACACGCACAGGGATACTCAAAATGGGTTGAAATGTCTATACAGAAACAAATAGACAAAGCAAAGAGTGTTAAAGGGAAAGATAAATACTCTCAGATACAAAAAGAATATGTAAGAGAAGTAAACAAGCATACCAATAACTTAATACAAGTTATTACATTTCAGAACTATCTAGTTGATGCAAAAATGCAAATTGTAAATAAACTAAATAGTGTAAAGGGTTTAACGGATACTTTCGTTAAGACCTCAAATGGGTTTAAAGTGACTAATCCAGAGGGTTATGTTGCTATTGATAGAGTAAGTGGTGGTGCTGTTAAGTTAGTAGATAGAATGGAATTTTCTTTTAACAACTTCACCGCAATAAAGGCATGGGACAAATGAAGACTTTTAGAGAACTAGGCTCTGAACTTTCAGAGTTCAAAGTAATCAGTAAGGCCGCAAGAAAGAAGATGGCTATTCGTATGCGTAGACAGGCAAAATCTTCTGCGTTTAAGACTAAAGTTGCGAGAGCAAAACTTAAAGTTGCACCCCCAGAAAAATTAAAACTAAAAGCACATAAAATGGCTAAGCAGAAGATAATTAAAAAATTCTTTCCAAAGTATAATGAATTAGATTTACCAGCAAAGTTGAGAACTGATCAAATTATCGCCACGAAGTATGGTGCTGGTATTGCAAAAATTGCACAAAAAATCATGCCCAAAATGAAAGCTTTAGAACTTGAAAAAGTAAAGGCTGCAAAGGAGGCAAAAGCAAATGCGTAGTTTTTTAGAAATTATGGAGGCCCGTGGAGATACCGCAGTATTTACATTTGGTCGTTTTAATCCTCCAACAACTGGACATGAAAAACTAATAATGGCTCTTGCCAAACAGCAATCTAAAAACGCTGGTTCTATCATGTATGTATATCCATCACATTCACAGAGTCCAAAGAAAGATCCAATACCTCACGCAAAGAAAATTGCATATATGAGAAAGATGTTTCCAAAATACGCAAGAAACATCACAGTAAGTAAAGCAAGAACAACAATCGAAGTTGCAGTCGAGTTATATAATAAAGGTCACAAGGCAATTGTAATGGTTGTTGGTTCTGATCGTGTTGCAGAATTTGATAGACTTCTTAACGAATATAATGGTGTTACAGGTAAAAGACACGGTTACTATGGTTTTGATAACATTGAAGTAGTTTCTGCTGGTGAACGTGATCCAGATTCAGAGGGTGTTGAAGGTATGTCTGCATCTAAGATGAGAGCAGCTGCTTCTTCTGGAGATTTTGATTCATTTAAAACTGGATTACCATCTGGATTTAAAGATGGACTAAAACTCTACAATGATGTTCGCAAGAACATGGGTATTCGTGAAGAACGAGACATGGGAGAAATGTCAGACTTTGAAACTCTTAGAGATATGTATCTTACAGGTAAAATATGGAATGTTGGTGACATTGTTGAAGCTCATGGTAATGAAGGAAAAGTTATAAGAAAAGGAACAAACTACTTGACATTTGTTTCAGAAGATGGTAAAGTACACAAGACTTGGTTACATGACATTGTGGAACGAGATTATAGAAAAGAATACGACAATTATCAAGGACAACCAGAACAGATTGCAAGACGGTCTTCTAGAAACAAAGCTCGTAGAATTATGGGTAATAAAATAGTAGATGGTATGGACGTAGGACATAAAGACAATGATCCTATGAATAATGATCCAAGCAATCTAAAGAACGAAGATCCATCTGATAATCGTAGAGAACCAAGATTACGAGAAGTAAAACAAGATAAAGATGTTAAGGACAAAGAGG